CGTCAAGCTTGGAGAACTCGAAGTCAAGTACAACACTTCTAGCCAAGCTACTGGAACTGTCAATAACGTATTCGACGTTTACCCTTGGCTGCAGTCTTATCTTGGTGCTTATTGTCTTGGAGGTTCTGGCTCTTACCAAGTTCGTACTGTGAGGGGTTGAGATGCCAGGAGCACTAGACAGTTTATTTAAAAACGTTGCCAAATCAGTTGTAGCTGATCTGGGCAAATCCCTTGACACGACAATCACTTACACCCGCAAGGTATCGCCAACGTATAACACCAGCACTGGTGCGTTAACGACGACAGACACGTCCTACTCTTTTGACGCCCCAATCGAGTTTGTCGATTCTGAAGAAGAAGAGGGCCGCGAAGAACGCAAGGGTAAGCTCTACATAACCCCGGATCTTATAGGCGATAACCAACCCACACTTGAAGACACGATTACACTTAAGTACGCAGGGTCAAACCGCGTTGCACAAATTACAGACATTCGCACGTACAAAGGCGATCAAGAGTACCTATTTATCATTCAGGTGAGGTTCTAATGGCGGGCCGCAAAAAGGGTATCGGGCAAATCGTTACTGACTTGGAACGTCAGCTTAATAACGATTACAACGCCTTAATTCAGTTGACTGTTGAAGGCTTGAGCACAAAAGAGAACAGCCCTGTAGACACAGGTTTTTTCGCATCAAGCTGGAAAACAGGTACCCAAAAAATCCGTGCTGAGGATAAAAGAGAAGACCATGCCCCATGGTCAAAAATTTACGAAACTCGCGCACCTGGCGGAGCAACTACCTGGAGCAGTATCGGTAACCAGTGGGTGCATACGGACAAAAAACCAATAGGGGGTCAAATTAAACCGCGTTTTACCGTTCCAGAGTTCAACTTCAAACGTCAGCCAACGGTATATATCGGCAACGCCGCTGAGTACGCAGGTTACGCTCTTGAGTCACCAAAAGTAGCAAACTTTATCCAGGGAGAAATGCGTTCGTTGGTCCAACAAACCTTCAAAGAGAAAACACCTGGGCGCATTTTTGCTAGAACCGGATCCAGTAGCAGTGTGTTTGGTTCGTACACCAGGCTCTAAATTATGACACTTGTAAACGCCCGCGCTGCTTTTGAAAAAGCAGTTACTGACGCTGTTTCAGCTGCTGACGCCACAGTGCTTATGGTGTACGACAACGTTCGCTACACCGTACCTGGGAAGACTAAAAAATACATTTTGATGACCATAAACTTCAACCGCTCCACATTACAAAACCAAGGGGCTGCTCAGGATTACTACTCTGGGGTTATCCAGTGCAACGTTTATGTACCTAAATCTGCTGGTACGGCTGTGTTGTCATCCATAAGCGAAGCGGTTATTGATGGGCTTACTTCAGTAAACGTTTCGGGCTATAGCGATACTTTTAATGTATCTCCGCGTGTATCCGACGTTTCCGGCCCAACTCCGTTGGAGTTAGAAGACCGTTCGCACTTTATTGGCATTATCTCCTGCCAATTCACAGCAGTTGTGTAGTATATTCAGATAAATGCTACTACTGTATGCGTGCCTCTGAGCTACTCCGTAATAAGTTTGGCGTCAGTCAGCTATACAAGCACGAAGTCAAAGATGGCGACGAAATTGCGCTAGAGATTTATTGGCACCCTCTTACTATTGCTGAACGCGAAGCCATTCAGAAAAAAGCTGGCTCTGACGACGCCAACGATTTTGCGCTCGGAATGCTGATTGAAAAAGCATTAGACGCAGAAGGCAAACGTCTGTTCCAAGACGGCGAAAGAGCAGTGCTTAAGAACGCTGTTGAAGCTGCAGTGCTGCAGGATATTCAACTAGCGATGCTGTCCTCTGGCGCGGAAAACAAGGTGGAGGACGCGAAGGCAACCTTGAAAAGCCAATAGCGATTGGTACTTCATCTATTTCCTTGCCAAGGAACTAGGAACCACGGTCGCGCAGCTAACCCAACACTTGACACAAGAAGAGCTGATTGGCTGGGCCGCTTACTTTGAGCTGTATAACGAGCAGCAAGAAAAAGCCGTTCAAAATGCTAAGACCGGCTCCAGGGCACGATCAATGGGGGCACGGTAGACTGCGCCGTAAGACTCTACGTGCGTCGCTGTGGCCAACTACAACGTAGATATTGACGTTGCGCTAAAGGGGTCTGAGGCACTTAAACGGCTAACTAATGAACTTCGGTCAGTATCAAAGGAAGTAGGCAAGGTAAACGCAGCAACAATTAAAGCGGGTAAAGCTTCCGACGAGGGATTTTCCCGCAAAAGAATTCAAAACGTAGATAATTATTCCAAAGCTATATCAAAAGCGGAACGGACTCTACGAAGAGCCGCCATGGGAACAGACGCAGAGAAAGCAGCAGTTAGGGCTCTTGTAGTCGCTCAAAAAGAGTACAACCAAGAGCTGGAACGTCAAAATAGGTTAATTAGGGAGGAAGAAAGAGCGCAGGGATTTAGAAAACCTGTTTTAGCGAGCGATCGGGTAAGCGCTAGATCTGACATTTCGTCTCCTGTTATGGGAGCGCGAGATATTGAAGGGTCGCCTATGGCACAAGCTTTCGGTTTTCAGCCTAAAAAACCAAAAGGGTCAGGTGCTGCAGCCGGAGTAACTGCGGGTAAAAGAGTAGGTGCAGCAGTTTCAGCAGGCGCGTTTCCCTTGCTATTTGGTGGCGGTCCAGGCATGGCGCTTGGCGGCGCTTTGGGTGGAGCTATTTCAGGTGCAACTTTTGGCCCACTATCTATCGCGCTTCAAGTTCTTGGAGGAGCGGCAGACGAGTCAGTAGCTAATTTAAAGCAGCTAGGAATTGCTTTAAAAGACGGAAAGGGAGTAGCAGCTGCGTATGAAGTGACAATAGGACGGTTAAGCAGCAGCAAAAGAGAGTATTTGACCAATCTAGAAAGAAGCGGGCAACTACAGAAGTTGTTTAATGCAACGCTAAAACAGGCTAAAGAAGATGCAGGTCCGTTCGGAGAGTTAATAATTGATAGCGCACGAACTGCGGGTATTTTTGATGACGGTGTAGTTAAACTAACTAATTCGTTAAAAGCATTAGTAGCTACGCTAGTAATGATGCCTATTACTGAAACTTTCGGAAATCCAAAAGTGCTTGAAGTACAAGAAAAACTAACGCAAGCAGCTAAAGATCGCATAAATGTTACAAGAGAGGAGTTAAACACTATGGATCTAACTGCTCAAACAACACAAAAACGTAATAGCTTAGAGGACCGTTTAAATAATATAACTATCGAGCAGCTGGCAGCGGCTCAAACGGCCGAAGTTGTTGAAAAAGAACGAGCGGGTATAGCGCAAATTAGACAAGAAGTACACCTGGGCATAAAAGAAGAAACAGCTGCTGAACTAGAAATAGAAAAACTTAGTAAAACTGCTCAACAAGAGCTTTTGGATATTGAGCGCCAACGCACTAAAAATTTAAGAACGTTAGCCGATGAAAAGCATAGAATAGTTGTTTTAGACGCACAACAAGCGGCAAAAGCAGCAAAGGAAGAACTACAAGCGTTTAAAACTACAGAAGCACTTTCTAAACGGCTGAACATACAGTTACTGGACAGCGCAATAACCCGTAAAGGTTTGTTTGAAGGTGAAGAATCTGCGTTAAGAGAAAACCTTGTGTTGCTGGATAAACGACTAGAGCATGAAAAAGGTTTGCTAGCACTACAAAATGCCGAGTTAGAAACTTCACTAGCGGGAATTATACCTGAGGATCAAATAAATGAATTAGTAAAGCTTCGTTTGTTTTTACTTGAGGAACAAGGCAGAGTAAGAAAGTTACAAATTTCAGATTCTTTGAGGCAACTTCAAATACAAAAAGACATAGCTAATATAGAAGCTACACAAGCAACAAAAGGTCTTGCTACGGGATTAAACAGGCGGATAGAAGACGTATCGTTTGAAATTGCAAATCCTTTTGACACGAACGAAAGTAGGATGTTACAACTTCGTATAGACCAAATTAGGCGTACAGAAGACGCACAAAATGCACTAAACAATCAAATACTTAAGCAAAGGGAGCTTTTAAAAAGTGATGACCCAGACGTGAGAGCTGCTGCAAATACTAAAATACAGCATTTGCAGGACCGTATCGCCCTAAATAATGTACTATTGCCCCAGTTAGACGAACTTGAACAAAAAGAACTCAAGCAAAAACAGATACTGGAGCAAGTTGTTCCAGTCGCAGATGCTTTGACTGACAGCGTACTTTCCATTGTTGAAGGAACTAAGACTGCAGAGCAGGCATTCGCTGACTTCCTTCGCAGCATTGCGTCAATGCTTATGAATGCAGCCAAAAAGATGATTGCTCAGTACATAGCTATTGGCGTCGCCAGAATGTTTGCGGGCATGGGTGGCGGGGTTACCTCTGGACCGGGTGTAAATCTTGGGAAAAACCCAAACTTTTTCCAGCAAGGACCACCACCACTGCCACCCCTGCCCGGAAAGGCGCTTGGCGGAGCGGTTACAGCGGGTCGTCCTTACATGGTTGGCGAGCGTGGCCCAGAGATGTTTGTTCCTGGAGCGCAGGGTAATATCGTTCCAAATAATGCAATGGGCGGTGGCGCTAGTGTGACCGTAAACGTTGATGCTTCTGGCTCTTCTGTTGAGGGTGATGGCAATCAAGCCGCGCAACTTGGCAAGGCGATTGGCATTGCAGTACAACAAGAACTAATCAAGCAAAAACGACCTGGAGGCTTGTTG